CGGCATGACCCTGCAGGCCGTGTTAGAGGCAACCGGCACCCCGGTGTCCCCGCTGCACGGGTTCAAGAACCTCGACGCGGAACCGAAGTACGCGGACGGCAATCGGCTGCTGGCGCTTTGGCAGCACAGGATGCACCCGCCTGTGCCGAGGATTACGGGGAGCATCAGGCAGGAGAGGGTGCGGCGATGAAGGCGTGCAGCAAGTGCGGGGAAAGCAAGGCGCTTGACTATTTCCACGCGAACGCAAAGTACAAGGACGGGCGCGCCTCTTGCTGCAAAGCTTGCGCAAACAAGGCCGGAAGTGCGAGGTATCAAGCGAACAGAGAGCGCCGTAGTGCCATGGCAAAGGCCTACTGGGAAACTCACAAAGACAAGCGTCTAGATCGCATTCGCGCGTACCAAACCCACATACGTGCATCTGACAAAGACGCCTACCGAAAAAAGAGTCTAGCGGCTTATCACAGGGGTCGCGAGCAACTAACCGATTGGTATTGCGCCAAAATGATCCGGCAACAGGCCGGCGGCTGGCCTCCAGGGGTAGAAGTTCCGGTGGATCTCATTGCCCTCAAACGCGAATCCATCCTGCTTAAGCGCCTCGGCAGGCAAATCAAAGAGGCCATCAACCAACCCCAGGAAGAACCATGAAACCATCCGAAACCGCAATGGAAGCCCTCAAGAACACCCCGGTCGTGCGCACCCGCGCCGATGCAACCGGCGTGCTCGCCAACGTCCTCACGGCCCTGCTGCGCAAGGAGATCAGCGCCACCGATGCCACAGCCGCAGTCGCCATTACGGACGGCATGGCGCGTCTGGTTGATGTGGAGATAAAGGCCATGCGCCTGCACTTCGAGATGGAGAAGGCGGCGGGCAAGACCATCAAGTCGCTGGAGCTGGGGCAGATGGTCATCAGCGGGGATGCGCGGTGAAACTTTGCACAGACTGCGTGCATTGCGTCCCCGGCCCACTGTCGCACCACCCAAAATGCGGCAGAGTCCGAAACCGCGTTGATGGAGGCCCGGCGCATTTTTGCTACCACGAGCGCGAAAACCGAGCTGGGGCCATGTGCGGCGTTGACGGAAAGCTATTCGAGCCAAAGCCGCAAGATCCTCCGGCGCCGCGCAGTTGGTGGGCCCGCCTGCTGAATTTCCGGGAACCCGAACAGCGCACAGGCTGACACTGCGGGCCTATCCCCCCGACAGGAGTCCTGCCCATGTCCAAACCCGAGCGCGTCGTTCAGACCCCCGGCGAACCCACCCACGACGACAAGGCCCAGCGCGATGCAGCCATTGCAGCCGCTGACAGCGCCGCGATGTCCGAGAAGCTCGCCAGCAACAAGCCCGAGGGCCTGCGCGCCGTGGACGTGGACCCGACCAAGATTCGCCGCGCCGTGCTGACGCTTGACGGCTGGGTCTGCCCGGTCGAGGCGCCGCAGTACAACGCGCACCGCTGACCATGTGCATCTCCGCGCTCACGATGGCCGCGCTCGCTGGTGGTGGCGCAGTCGCTGCCAAGGCACTCGCACCCAAGGCCCCCAAGGTCGCGCCGCTGGCCGATCCGAGCGCCGAGCGCGCAGCCGCTGAGGCCAAGGCCACCCAGGCGGCGAACAGCAAACTCGCAGAGCGCAACCGAGCCCGCAAGGCATCGAGCCTGCTGGCGGTGGACACGGCATCGAGCAACGTGCCGGCGCTGGGTGGCAAAGCAACGCTGGGGCAGTGATGGAAGTCAGCATCTGGACCCCATCGCGTATCGCACTTGCTTGCGCCATGGTCTGCGGCGGCCACCGTCGCCAGTTCCGCGCGCACTTCTCGCCCCAGGTGTACGTGCACTACCTGCGGAGCCTGCGCCATGGCCGCTGACGCCAAGAAAATCCTCGACCGCCTGGCAGCACTGCAGGGTGGCCGCTCACCCTTCGAGTCCGACTGGCGCGACTGCTTCGACATGACCTTCCCGGTCAGAGGCACCGGGTTCCAGGGCGTCACCAACGACACGGCACGCGCACGCAATGCGGCACGGCTGGACAGCACCGGCACCGACGCAGCCCGCACGCTGGCCTCGGGCCTGATGGGCGGCATCACCCCGGCCAATTCGCGCTGGTTCGGCCTGGACGTGGGCGACGAGTCCGACGAGGAGCGCAAGTGGCTGGATGATGCGGCCGACACCGTCTGGCAGAACATCCACGCCGGCAACTTCGACGCCGCCGGTTATGAGTGCTGCCTCGACATGGTGGCCGCGGGCTGGTTCGTGCTGTTCACGGACATCAACCGCGAGGTGGGCGGGGGCTATGCCTTCGAGCAGTGGCCCATTGCCGAGTGCTTCATCAGCTCCACGCGCCAGGACGGCCGGGCCGACACGGTGTACCGCAAATACACCATGACCGCGCAGCAGGCGGTCGAGCACTTCACCCAGCGCGGTGGCACGGTGTCGGACAAGCTGCGCAACAAGGCCGTCGACAAGCCATTCGAGAACGTCGAACTGGTGCGCGTGATCGAGCCGCGCAAGCTGTACGCGGTGGGCTCCAAGCTCTCCAAGAACATGCCGTTCATGTCCTGCGACATCGAGGTCGACGGCAAGCATGTGCTGCTCGAGCAGGGCTTCGAGGAATTCCCCTGCGCCATCCCGCGCTGGACGATGATCCCGGGCAGCACTTACGCAGTCGGCCCGGCGTTCGATGCGCTGCCTGACATGCTGGAGCTCAACGAGCTCGTGCGCATGGAGAAGGCCGCGTTGGATCTCGCCATCGCCGGCATGTGGATCGCCGAGGACGATGGCGTGCTCAACCCCAAGACCGTGAAGGTCGGCCCGCGCAAGATCATCGTGGCCAACAGCGTGGGCAGCATGAAGGAGCTGAAGTCCGGCGCCGACTTCAACGTCAGCTTCACGATGAAGGCCCAGCTGCAGGCCCAGATCCGGCGCACGCTCATGGCCGACCAGTTGCAGCCGCAGGACGGCCCGCAGATGACCGCCACCGAGGTGCATGTGCGTGTGGGCCTGATCCGCCAGTTGCTCGGGCCGGTGTACGGGCGCCTGCAGTCGGAATACCTGCAGCCGTTCGTAGAGCGGTGCTTCGGCCTGGCGTTTCGTGCTGGTGCGCTGGGTCAACCCCCGCAGTCGCTGGCCGGGCGGCAGTTCCATGTGCGCTACATCAGCCCGCTGGCACGTGCGCAGCGGCTGGAGGATGTCGTCGCCATGGATCGACTGGAGACCGGCATCATCACCAAGGCGCAGACGCAGCCCGCCCTCATGGACATCTACGACTGGGAGGAGGCCGACCGGCTGCGCGCTCAGTACCTGGGCGTGCCGGGCAAGCTCATGCGCTCGGACGACGACATCAAGCTGATCCGCGATGCGCGCGCCGAGGCGGCGCAGAAGGCCGAGCAGCAGCAAATGATGCAGCAGCAGATAGAGGCGCAGGCAAAGAATCCAGAGCAAGCGGGCGTCATGGGCGCCCTGATGGCAGCATAGGAGCGAATCATGGCAGGAGCTACATTGACGGGTGCGGGGTGGCTGGTGGATGAGATTGACCGGCAGCTGGTTCAGTACGATGCCGAAACTCAATCCCTGGTGTCAGGGGATGGGACCGTCATCACGTTCCCCACCCCGCTGGACTTGACCAACAACGCGGCAGCGCCGGCAACGAGAGGCACCTTGATTGCGGACTGGTCGAGCAGCTACAGCGGAACAGCGAACACTCTGGACACATCGCCGCTTGTGGGCGGCACTGCGCTGGCGCAGATTAGCACCGTGGGCGGCACGGCATTGGCAGCGGCAAACGCCGGATCGCAGTCCTCTGCCATGCGCCAGATTGGCTTTTGGGCAATGTCCACCGTCCGCGCCAGTGGGCAGTGTCTGCTTGAGTGGCGTTCGGGTTCCCGGAAATAAAAAGGCCGGTGGTTGTGACGCCACCGGCCAACGGGCTCCAACGCCCGACCCACCAGGAGAGATCAGGTAACGGGCGCCGTGCCGTATTTCTTGGCGTAGTAGGCGTCGATGGTTGCGCGCACGCGGGCGTGGTCAGGGTGGCGCGGGTTGCCGGCTGCTTCGCTGGTCAGCAGGGCCTTAACATCCTCGCCGCCGCCACCCGTTGCAGTCGCCGGAATGCCGCCAGCCTCGCGCAGCTCGGGGCCGATCTTGGCCAGGATGCGGTATGCCAGCGCCGGGTCGGTCATGATCGAGTCGAATTTGCCCTTGTCGGCCGGGTCAGCGAACGCCTCAAACGCGGAGAACGCCGCGGTGAACTGCTCGCCGTACTTGTCGCCCCAAGCCTTCTCAAGACTGCCGCGCACGGCCTCCACGCTGTTGTTGATCGCGCCGCCCACCAGGTCCGTGGCCGTGGCGAAGTACTTGCCCATCACGAAGTCGAATTGCTTTTGCGTCAGGCCGGCAGCGAGCGCCTCGGCCTTGAACGCCTTGGAGCGATCGTTCTCCTCCCAGTGCTCCTTGAACGCCTCGGGCACCGTCACGGCATAGTCGTCGGCGGTCTTGGGAGGCAGTTCGCCAGTGCCGACGCGGCCCTCCAGATGGGCATACGACTCGGCCAGCTTGCGGGCGCTTGCTTCCACATCGAGCGCCTCGCCGTTCATGACGCGGAACTTCTCGGGGATGAAGTCTTTCGCGGCCGGGGGCGGAGGTGCCAGGCCGGATGGTGGCGCGGGATCTGCGGGCGGTGTTGCGCCAGATGACGCCGGCGCAGCAGGGGCAAGCACGGGCGGCACATCGCCACCGCCACCAGCGCCCGGGGTTCCGTCCATCAGCACGAATCGACTACGCATCGCTCTCTCCTTGGGGTTCAGGCACACCGTGCGCCTGGTTGATCTTGTTGATGATGTGATCCAGCACGCGGCGCTGGCCCATGCGCTGGTACGTTTTGAGCACCGCGTCGATGCCGCCGTCGGTGACGGCTGGCTGGGTGAATCGCTTGATCATGTCCTCCAACACTGCGGCGCCGGCCGGGTGGCGCTCGAAAACGTCGAGGTAGGTTTCGGGGGTGACTTCCTGGGGCATGGGTTGCGATACTCACCGGCAGGGGATGGGATCAACTTACGGAGCCGCGAAAACCCACGGTCTCCAGTTCGGTCTGAGCGATGCTGGCTGCCGACATGAAGCCGTCAAATGTGCTGTAGGCGTTGTCGCCCACGACCAACCCTTGGTGGTAGACCGTCCGCTCGGGGATGGCAAGTGACAGGTTCAATGGGCAATACACGCCCAGCTTCGGATAAAGGCCGGCGACATCGTTGTAGCAATTCTTCTGGCCGCTTTCAACGAACACACAACGCCGGTCAAGCCACACCTTGAGCGCACCGCCAGATGTGTAGTTCCATGTCGCTTGCATCACGAAATCAACCCACCGACCCAGGTATTGGGTTAGCGGTCGCGCCCAAACAATGCGGTTCGCCTGGTTGTCATTGGCGCCGCTGATGGCTGCGCTGCTGACAAACTCCAGCATGTCACCATCCACCGCCAGTTCGAAAGGCGGGCGGCGCACCGGGTCGCCTCCGTCCGGCGTGTCATGAACTTGGAACACAGTCACAGGATTGC